CGACATTGCTTGTGCTACATTTAAAGCCTCCAATCTTTCGCTTCTCTCTGCTCTTGCTTCTCTCGCTGCTGCATTTTCATCTATTCTTGAAATTATTGGATGAAGATTTTTGGCAGCAAATTTACCCCCTTTTAATTTAGGATGCATTTCTAATAACATAGCCATATAGAAATCATTTCTGTTGTCGGCAATATTTAATTTAAAAATAGCCTTTTCTGAACCGCTAATTTTTACTTTTTTAAACCTCTCTGGCACTCCTTTATCATTTATAAACCCATCATCTACAAGTGCAATATTCTTTGTTTTACTTTTATTAGACCTGTCTTCATATGGGTCTTGTATTGTAAACTTTGTTGGGTCTAGTGTATACATATTTGGATATACAGCCGTTCCGTTATATTTTTCTGGGTCTGGGTTAGGTCTTGCTATATCAAACCTGTACCTAACAGACTTACCAAATGATTCTACTTTTTGTTCTAACTCTTCTCTTAATTTAGGAGACAAGTCATTAAAGTGTGCGAAATTTTCTAAAGACATAATTTTTTAGTTTGAATTGGTTATATTGATTGAATTGGGTAAAAAGTAAGTAGGGGAATTTCTTCCCCTACTTTATTATTGTCATCTAATTAGATAACTCTATACTTCTGGAAATGTTTAACTGCTAAACACTCAAGACCTTGAGCTGTTTCCCAGTCAGTATGCAATTGCATAGTTGATGAAGTTGGGATTTCAGCCAAAGCACCTGTTCTCCACTCAGTAATCATACCGTTAGAAGATTTGTTAACTGCACTACCCATGAATGGAGTAGGAGTGTAACGAATCTGCATTCTTGGCTGACGACCATTGTCTACTGTGTCAACTTGGTCTTTAGGTACAAAGTACATAGAACCGTTAACGTCAGCAACTAATGTAGCTGAGAACAATTGTGGGTGGTCAAAGATAGGAACGTGAACGAAATCAAACTCGTATCCACCATAAGAAAGGTGTTCTACGTTGAAATCAAAATCTTTACCATCTACGTTCAAACGTCTTGAATCCACTGAAGATGAACCCAATTGCTTTAAGAACTTAGAGATAAGACGATAAGCACGGCTTCCCATAAACACCATCATGTCTGTAGGTGCTTTGTTAGCGATAAAGTTGTCAATGATTTCATCCAACTCTACGAAAGTAAATGTTCCTAAAGTTGCAGCAGAGTCATTGATACCGTAGTTGATGCAATACCAATCAAGACCACCAGTAGTTTGGATAGGCAAACCGTTTGAACCAGTAAGAACTGGAGTAGTAGCAAACGGAGATGCGTTTGTAAACCCTGTAGTTGATTGAGTACCTGCCAACATTTGAACAGAGATGTCACCATTTAATTTGATAACTTTCTGAACTGTTTGGTAAGGGAGGATATGGTAGTCACCACCTACGTTAACTTCAATCTTAGCAACTTTCTGAACGTCAGAAATCTCATCAACCTCACGGAAGATTTGAATGTTGTTATAGTACTTAGTTAAACCATATCTACGGTTTGAAGGCGCACCAGATTGCTCAGGGAATGCGTTAGAACCGAACTGAACTTTATCAGCAACAACAACAGCGAAGTTTGTGTTGTCTACAGATTTAGCTGTGATGATTGCAGAACCTGGAGTTGTTGTAGTATCTACAATAGTAACCAATGCTTGCTTACCTACGTTAGATGCGTTTGATGTTTTAATCAAATCACCTACTCTTGGGAAAAGATAAGCACCGCCTGTAACTGTAAACACAACAGTAACTGCTCCTGTAGTTGTAACAGCAGAAATTGTAGCTACTTCATAAACATCGTTGTTAACGAAGTTGTTGTAGAAGAACATTTTTGCTGGTTTTGTACGATTTACCATCTTCATGATGTCGGTAAATGCACGGTCACGACTTTGGTCGTAAATGTTAGGGTCTATATCCCTTTGGTCAAGAAAATCAATCGCTGACACGAAGGATTTAACCATATTGCCTTGAGAAACTGCCATTTTAATTGAGTTTTATTTTTTTAAAAATTTTGTTTGTTTTAACCACCTGAATTCAATCTGCCATACTTCGCCATAGCTCCTGCAACTGATTTAGGCTCTTCGCCTGCGGTTGAGGTTTGTCTTTGCCCAGTAGGTCTTGCATTGTCTATAGGTTCGATTGCGGCTTTACTACCCATTGACTTGTAATGCTTGGCAAGCTCTGTAATGAATTTTTCTCCGTACTTATTAACTGTTGCTACAAGTAGTTGATGTTGTGCTTTGGGAAGATATACGTCTTGCCCGTCTTTGTTGACTTTATCAAACATCAGTTCGCCTGTTGTATCACCATTTAATACTAAGTCTGTAATTGTTTTTGAATCTATGGGGAAGCTGAACTTGTCATTTCCCTCACCAATTGTAATCGCATTTTTACTAAGAACTTCTTTTGTGTACGGGTTGTTGTTAAATTCCGTTACAATGTGCTTAGAGAAGTCAGCTAAACGCTGCTCCTCTTCTTGTGCTGCTGCACTTCTGTCGGGTGCTGTGGGAAGAAGTTTCTCTTGATGCGCTTTGGCTAGTTCGTCTCTGTACCTGTCTGCTTTCGCTTCTAATAAGAGCTTCCCTTCATTTGCCTCGTCTTCATCGTAAGAGTTAATGTTGTATTTCTCAACAATCTCCTTTTTGTACAGAACATCTAACTGAGCCTCACTTGCCTTAGGATAATCTACTCGAAGCTGATGGCGCATCACGTCTTCGGCTGGCATCTGTGTGTAATCCTTGCTTAGCTCGCTTAAGTATTCTGTTACATTCCCTTTCTCTTTCCAAGTGTTTAGGAAGCCTACCACTTTAGGGTCAACCTCTTTCAAGTCCTTGATAAAAGAAATAGCCTTTTCGTCAAACCCTAATGCTTTTAGAACTTCATCAGGTTGTTGGCTTTTTACTGCATCTTGCCAGTCATATTCGGTATTAGATTCCCTCTCTGTTTGAGTTTGGGGAGTATCTGCCTCCTGTTCAACTGACCGAGATGATTCTTGATTATCTTCAGAGGTAGCATTTGCCTTCGTTGGAGCAACGGGGGCATTTCTTACCTCTGCATCAGACCCCCAAGAGCCATCCCTATTTAAACGGATTGGATTTACATCCGCACCTTCTGCACTACTTTTTGTACCCTCTCTAGCCATCAAAGCAGCTATACTCATAGGTTCTGCACTTGATGCCGATTGGGCTTCGTTTGTTTCGGTTGATGTCGCAGTATCTGCTTCATCCATGTCATAGAACTTTTTTATCATTGATTTGAATTTGGTGAAGTAAAAATATTAAGTCATTTTAAATAAAAAAATTTTTTCTTATACTATTTTATTTTGTTTGGGGAATAGATTGTCTTTGTTTCTCATTGGCTATCTGCTGCTTCAGTATAGAAGACTGTCCTGCTATGTGCGTAGAGTTCTCTTTAGCACTTGCAGTGTCAGAAGATACCTGAACTTTTGTTTGATTTTGTATCATTGCAATTCTCTCTGCTGACTCTATTCTCATCTGCTCCTTTTGCAGCTCCCCATCTATTCTCATCTGCTCCTTTTTTAATTCCAGCTCTGACTCCATTTGGAACTTCTGCATCTCTGCCTGCTGTGCAATTTGTGCTGCTTGCTGGTTGCCCTGCTGCTGCGCTTGTATTTCAGCCATTCTTTGCTGAGACTGTCTTTCTTTTTCTTTCTTTACCCTGTATGCCCAAATCATTTGAGCCTCTTTTACATTCTTTGTGTTTACAAGTAATACAGAATCAGACGTATTTAAAAACCCATTGGCTATATCCTGCTGCATCATTGTCATTAACCAAGCCTTTTGGTCTTGGGTAGTTCTCTTCTCTAGCTCTATACCATAATCTCTCCAAGCTATGTCTGGAGAAATTTGCATGAATGTTAGGGAATTGGAGTTTAATGCAGGAGCAAAGCCTGATATATCTCCCATCTTTAAAGCCTGCTGCGTTCTGCACAACATATTTTCTGCAAGCCTCAATGAAATATTCTCTTCTGAGAAGGCTAGTGGATATAGGGCTTCGTTTGTACTTTGCTGTCCGCTTTCAT